TGAATAGCACTGGAACAAGACAGCCGGGTGATGGGTATGAGGCGGTTTCGATTAGATTGCAAACCGCCATGCTTTTCATGCTCAATGAAATTGCAAAACGATTGCCGGAGTTAGTTGAAGAATGAAAATGATGAAAATCGAAAAACTGAGAGAAATAATCAGCACAGTTGAAAAAGCCAGGGCATGGGAAGACGAAGCTTTGGTTGTCGATATCCTGACAGAAGAAACAATCGACGAAATCTTTACTGTGCTTCCAAGTTTATTGAAGCTATATGACGCAACACACAATACTTATCATGGTATTCACGATATGAGAGAATGCGGAATATGCACTGCTTTGATGGAATTTGAAAAATGAAGTATTTCATCTTAAGCGCCCAACAAATTTATACGCTCCAACAACTATGCAGGAACCTAGGGCGCGTACAAGAATCAGAATCATGGACCGAAGAAAAAGAATACTTAAGAAGTAGTACAATTGAATTGTATAAGGAATCTTTCAAAGAAATCCCTGACTTTATCAACATGATTGTGGGATACTCGACACCCAATCCAAAAGAAATTGAAATTTGGCACCGTGATGAAAGCGGTGAATTAAATCTAGGTGGCGAGCAAGATGAATCGGTCGAAAGCGAATGACCCAAGAATCAGTGTCAGGGAAATAAGTAAACGCTATGGCATCCAAGAATCCGAAACGCTCGGAGCAATTAAAGCGGGGAAGTTGAAAGCAAGCTTCCATCGAATGTGGGCCGAGTGGTTAATAAATATCGAGGAGTTTGAACGATGGAAAAAACAGCGTGTGCAATTATCGCAGCCCTAGCATTGTCAGGTCCAGTCCGCGCGCAAGCGGTTGACGCAGGAATGGACTTCGAACCGGAAAAGGACACGGCGCAAGAAATTTGGAAATACCAGACCGAGAAGTTTGACGCCATGCTTTCAGAACTGAAAAGCCATGAATATTTTGCGGGGACTTTGGTATCGATCCAATTTCGCGGTGAATCATTCACGGTCGATCGGAGAATGGAAACGCCGAAGCGGACACCGGGAAACCCACCGCCACGACTTGAAACTCTCGGAAGTTTGCTCGGCGGCCTTAGCGCAAGCACAAGGGGACAGCTGAAAATAAACGTGCAGCGCACATTCGATGAGAATGGCATTGTGAAGTCTGAAAGCTGGACTATCGAAGTTGGCGGAAGCTGGGAAGCACAGACAGGCATGCAGGATGAAACAGGGAAGCAGCATAAATGACTTGGTTGAACCTTGATTCGAAAGCAGTTAGCATACAGGGATAAACCCGCTGTGTGTAGCCGGGCAGGGGAGTGCTAGCGCTTCCTTGCGCTGTGGTGCGAGTCCCAGCGGCGGGACTTTATTCATCGTCATATTCATCGCGTTCCGCTTTCTCAGTGACCACGCCCTTGCCTTTACACTCCCAGCAAATCGACCGATCAAACATGCCTTGTCCTGAACCGTTGCAATTTCCGCAAAACTTTTCGATTTCTCTCAACTTCATTGCTTCCCTCGCTGTTTGCATGGCGGCCTCAATGCAAAGCCTGACCCAGTGTGATTCAGAAATACCAATCCTTTTTGCTGTCGCTTTGATCCAAATTTCTTGGTGCACCGTGATCGAATAGCTTTTCCTTACCGTGGGTTCAGTTCCGAAAGGCCTTCCGCCTTTGTTCTTCATGGCTCAGTCCTCACACTTCACCGCTGTTTGGGATTGGATCGAGTAGTAATCGTTAAGTTTTCCGGTTGGTGCTTTATCGAATCGAACAATCGTATATTCCCCGGCCGTGAGTTTTGCCGATTGCTCGACATACCAGAGAGTCGAACCGTCATGGATTCGGAGCATGACCAAGGCACTCTCGCAATTCATTTGCGCCGTAAAGCGTGACTCGCACTTGTAAAGAGTGTTCCATACCAGACAAGATTCCTGGCTTTCAGTCTGGACTGTGTAGCCTTCCAGTTCGGGCAACGCCTTGCTCGGCGCTGTGGTTTTATCGAAGGTGATCGAGGAACCTTGCGCGGAGTTGGTTCCGCTTACCTTGTCGCCGGTTGAACCGGAATCAGTTCCGCAAGCAGTGAGGACAAAAGCTAGGAAAATAAGGGATTTCATTTTGTTTTCTCCGTTGTCTGTCTGATTTCTCCCGCCTAACAAAGAACTTATCGGTTATTTCCGAAATAACTTGAGCGCTTTACTCAAAAGTAAGAATTGGATATAAGTGACTAATATCATTGAAACAGAGAGGCTGTGGATATATGAGGCTAATTTTCCTAGGGATTTTTCTTGTGTCTTGCAGTTCGACACCGAAGCCTGAAAACACCACGGTAATCCTGAAAACAACGTGGGCTTGGTGCTATAATAAGTGCGGGCGAAAAGACAATCTTGCAGCTGTAAGCAACGCGGCTTGCGTGTGTAGCAACGGTGCGATTGTGCCCTTACAACCTACGGTTCCAGAATCCCAAGAAAATAAAAGCGGAGTGTTCGACAAGCTTTCTTCATTTCTCGAATCGATTGGAAATTAGGATGGCCGGAAGGAACAAACTACTGACGCCCGATGGAAGGGCCCAAATCGCTATGCTATGCGATATGCTTTTGGGCTTAGGCGCGTCTTGGCCTGATATCCGAACCGAACTTTTCAGATTGATGCAAACAAGTGACGCCCTTTACGATGAAATACCTTCCCAAAGCACTCTCGAGAAAATTGTCTGTGAACACTTTGATGCTGTCAATCTAACAGAGCTAAGGGAAAAGAGAAAAGATAGCCTGAAAATCCAGCTGAAAAGAAAAGCGGTGACGATGGCCTTGGGGGGGAACGTGTCGATGCTTATCTTTTGTCTGAAGAACCTTGCCGGATGGTCCGACAATGTCCAGCCAGTGCCTAGCACAGAGGAAATGAAAAACACAATTCGGCTGGCATATGACCCAAAAGCACTCTAAGACAACGCTTTCCGGCTTTGAGCCTTTTGGTTATCAATGCGATGTCCTAAGATTTATCCACAACCACAACTATGCACAATGGACACCCGAAATTCTGCTTTCGGGTTCGGTTGGCTCGGCTAAGTCTATTTTGCTGGCTCACATTGCAATCCTTCATTGCATCCAATACCCGGGCGCTTGCGTTGCCATCGGAAGGCGATCACTTCCAGACTTAAAGAAAACTCTTTTCCGGGAAATCTTGGAACACCTTGAAGAAAGCATGATCGAAGGCGAGCACTACGATATTCGCCACAATACCGGGGAAATCGATTTTGCGAACGGATCGAGGATTCTATCGGTGACTTGGGGGGACAAGCGCTATGGAAAGTTCCGATCGCTCAAACTCTCCATGATTCTCATCGAGGAGTTGACCGAGAACGATGACGAGTTTGAGCCAGGATTCAAGATTCTGAAGGCGCGCCTTAGGCGTATTCCAACCGTGACGCAAAACCTTTTGATTTGCGCGACTAACCCCGACGAGCCCGATTGCTTTTGGTACAAGTATTTCATCGAGGGCGCGGAGAAATATCCCAGCCGCCTAGTGTTCTACTCTGTGACAACGGACAACTTTCACCTGGACCCAGTTTATATTCAGCAACTCTTGCAAGATTATTCCCCGCTGGAAGCTGAAAGATACCTCAGAGGGCGCTGGATTTCGATTGCGGGCCTTGGAATTTATCACGCCTATACTGAGGAAGTGAATTTAAGAAAAGCTTCCTACGATCCAGACAGGACCCTTCCCTTGCGCCTGTCGTTCGACTTCAATACCGCCGAAGGTAAACCCCAGTCATGCTGCGTTTTCCAACTCGATAAGACTGGAACCTTTCATTTCTATGGGGAGTCGATCATTGACGAAGCAAAGTGGTGTATCGACAATCTTGACGACCTCAGTGCGAAAGGATATTTCGACGGGTTCAACCGATTCATGGTTTACGGTGATGCCACGGGCCGTGCGCGTTCCTCGAACTCGCTTCGGTCAAACTATGACCTCATCGACGAGTGGTTCGCGCAACGCCGACTCCCTATGCAGCTGTGTATCGCAAAGATAAACCCGCCAATAGTTCGGCGGTGGACAACTGTGAACGCGCTGTGTCAAAATGCAAGGCTAGAGGCTAGGCTATTTGTCTATAGCGGTTGTCCAGTGCTCAACCAAGGAATGAAACTCGCGCGGAAAAAGCCGGGAACAGCGGTTGAGGATGACAGCAAAAGATATCAGCATGTGACAACGGCGCTAGGCTACGCGGTTTGCTTCGTTAAGGATTACGAGAACGCACAAAATAAGGTGATTCACTTATGATCAATCTATTCGCGGATGAGGCTAGGAAAGAAATTGCAGGTTTCATTCGAAACGAAAGGAGCCGCCTAGAATACCAAGCCGAGATATTTGAAATCATGGAAGGCAACGTCAAGGGCCTGCTTGAGGACCGAATGCTCGAGGACCTTGGGCCAAAGTCCTTTCAAGCAGCAAGCACTCGGCAAGCGCCGATCAATGTGTTCAGAAAGATAGTGGACAAGCTCACCAAGATTTATGACAACCCAGTCATTAGAACCGTTGAAGGTGGAACCGATCAAGACGAAAAGCTTTTGGCTTGGTATGAAGAGGTTCTAAACGTAAACCGAAAGTTCGGGAAAAATAACGAGAATTACAACGCATACCTGTATGGCCTTTTGCAAATTGGTCTCATGGACCCAAAGCCCGGAAGCCTGACAAGAGTTCCATTTATCCGCTCGATACCGAATCACCAATTCCTAATATACAACACAAGCCGAACCGATCCGACAATGCCCGATGTCATTATCGTTTGCATGGGAAAAAGAAAAGATTCTAAGGGTGAAATCCAGCATATATACTACGTCTACACCTCAGAAATGTTCGTCATCATTGATCAGTCAGGCGATATTATTTCGGACATGATGAATGACAGAGAAATGGATGGAATCAATCCCTATGGAGTGACTCCATTTGCTTATGCGAACGGCTCGCAAGATTGCGTCATGCCTTCAATTCAGACCGACAACAAAGACATGACACTGCTTATTCCCCTGCTATTGACTGACCTCAACTATGCTGTCAAATTCCAGGCGTTCTCGGTCTTTGTTGGGATTGACATCGATGACAAGCAAGTCGAGTTCTCGCCTAACTCGATCCTTTTGTTCCAGACCAAGCCGGGCGGGGAAAAGCCAAGCTTTGACGTAGTAAAGCCGACGATCGATATCAGTGAGACGCTAAGCCTTGCCTCATCTCAAATGTCCCTATGGCTCTCGAGCAAAGGCATAAGGCCAGGGCAAATCGGCCAAATCGGAGTCGACCAACTCTCGAGCGGAATATCCAAAATGATCGAAGAGTCAGACACCTTCGATTCGATCAAAAAGCAAATTGTGATTTACGAGGAGTTCGAGAAAGTATTCTGGGAAAAACTCCTCAAAGATATTCACCCGCAATGGGTAGCAGCGGGCGTTGTCGAAAACAAAACCATCTTTACGCCATCGGCGCGCGTTGTGACCAAGTTTACTAAGCCCGTTCCCATGCAAACTCGCGGGGACCTTGTGAAGGACCTTGAGGCCGAAGTCCTAGCAGGGTTCACAAGTAAAAAGCGGGCCATCGAAATCTTGAATAGCGAACTCACGAGCGCCGAAATTGAGGACCTCATGAGTGATATTGAAGACGAAACGCCAAAGATTACAGGAGTGATGAAAGATGGCCCGAACAACCAACAGGGAGACCCAGTTAACACTCAAAATTCCCAAGGATTTTGATCCATCGCAACGCGCGGACCTTGCCGACCGAGTGCTAGAGTTTATCCGCGAACGGACCAAAAGCGGCTACAACGTCGCGGGGAGGGATTGGGCCGGTGATGCTGGAAAGTATACTGAGGAGTACGCAAAGAAAAAAGGCGTATCCGCTGGCGGGCCGGTGGACCTTTCGCTCTCGCATGACATGCTCGATGGAATGCAATACTTTCCATCCAAAAGCCCAACGGGACAGATTACGGTGGGGTTCAAAAAGGGCACGTTTTTGGAAAGGAAGGCTGAGGGCAATATCCTTGGGACCTATGGAAAGCCAACGCCCAACCCGCGAAAGGCCCGGCCGTTCCTCGATATCCTTCAAAAGGACCTTCGGCAAATAATCGACGAGGTGAGAAATGACAGCGGCCAGTGACGTGGCGAAAGCCTTTTCAAGAATCCTAGCTAAGGTCGACTCACCAGATGCCATGCGAAAGCTAGGCGGGTTTATTATTCGGACAATCCGCGAGAGAACCAGGGGAAGGGCGCAAGGCGTATCGGCACCCGGGGGGAACGCGACAAGGCTTAAGCGAGTCGGTGACAAATATGCCAAATGGAGAGCCAAACAACCAAGACACCCAGACGCGGCCACGGGCCGAACCAGCAATTTGACGTTCAAAGGTAAAATGCTGGATGCAATGATCGTGAAGAAAGCCACGGCCACAAAGCTATTCATCGGCTTTCGAACTCAAAAGGAAGCCGACAAGGCTGTCTGGCAAGAACAGCAAGGAAGGCGCTTTCTAGTCCTGTCAGGAAAAGAAATTAAAGACGCCGCCGCTTTTGTGAAACAAGGATTGAGGGGCAGGTAATTTCTGTCACGCCCTATTGACATTTATGAATGAAGGAACTTAGTATGGTCCAAGAATCTCACCAAGATGTTTCCAGCGGAAACTCCTCCGACTCAGCCAGTGGCGACGGAGCCGGTGACGGAAAGCCAAAGCATGTCAGCTATGAGACTTATGAAAAAACTCTCAGGGCTGAAAAGAATGCGAAGCAGAAGTTACAGGAAGTCCAAGAACGCCTGATGTCCTTCGAGAACGAAAAGAAGACGGTCGAAGAACAAAAGCTGTTGTCCGAAAAAAAGCACATTGAATACATCGAACAGCTGAAACGCGAAAAGCAGGAACTCGAACAAAAAACGAGTCACCTCTTGCAAGAGCAAACAGACTTTCGAAAACTCAATGCTGCGCTCGGCCTACTCCAAGAAAAAGGCGTTCAACTGGAATCCAAGTATCTTGGTTTGCTTCCCTTGGATCGGATTGAGATTACAGACGAAGGTTCAATTGATCTTACCTCCGTATCTCAAGTGGTCACGGACTTCCAAAAGGAACACCCAAGGCTCACAGCACCGGCCAAAGCGTTTTTGCCCAGCGACAAGTCAAGTTCGTCGGCCAACTCATTGAGCGTCGATGAATGGAAAAAGCTTCCGTACAAAGAAAAAACGGAAGCGATGAAAAGCGGGCGAGTGAAACATAACTTTAAATTCTAAGGATGGCGGCTGTCGTCATCCTTACAACAAGAAAAGGGTGACGGCATGGCAAACTCCGATTTAGACAACGTAACCAGTGCGATTCAGACTTTTTGGTCCTCGCTTTTCATGGACGAACTTCGTCAAACCAACTTGCTTTACAACTTGGTTAACCGTGAATACACCGGGGACTTGCGCGAAATGGGTGACACTGTGAAGGTCAACCAAATCAATGCACCCACCGGACAGCGCCTGACAATCGATGGCGCGGGCGTAGGTCGGACCTTCACGCCTGAGACAATTTCCCTTTCGACAGTGTCGGTCACAGCTGACCAACGCCTTGTCGCTTCTTACGATTTCCATGACCTCGTGGCCATCCAATCCATGATCGACCCGGTCGGCTCGCGTGCTACTGAAGTCCGCGCCGCCATGGTTCAAGCTGTCAGCAATCAATTGAACAGCTACCTCTATTCGCTTGTCGCGCCTTCCACCACAATCGCATCTGTCGCAACAATGACCGCCGCGACCGTGGCACAAGCGCGCGAAAATGCGGCCGTTGCTAAGTGGAGCTACAACAAGCCTTGGTATGGCCTGCTTGCGCCTCAATACTATTCTGACCTCCTTGTTGACACCACCTTCACTAGCGCGGATTTTGTGGGCGGTGATGCTCCTGTCATTTCCGGCCAAATCGGTCTGAAACGATACGGGTTCAATATCTTCGAAGATAACACCCAAACCACAAGCGCTACCTCGGGCGGTCTGTTCTTTCACCCTGACTTCCTTTACATGGTGAGCCAGTACGAGCCACGGTTCAAGATTTCGGATAAGCACAGCCAACACGAATTCGCTTTCGTGATGTCGGTTGACTGGGTGATCGGCGCTAAGCTTGGTATCGCGGGCGCTGCGAAGCACCAGAAAGTCCAGACCGGCGCATAATCCTAGATACACGTTCCATAGATTCTCGATATCGCGGCGGCTAAAACCGATGAGGAGTTAGCCGCCTATTTTTCAAAAACTGAAGGAATGAAGCATGGAAGACATTAACGGATTCAGCAAGCTGATCATGATCGATGGAAGGTCATTCGATAACTTGAAACAAAGAATGATCGAACAAGTCCAGGTGCCAGCGCAAATTTTGCAAATCGGACTAAAGCCGAACGGCTTTCCTTTTGCTATTCTCAAGGTATCAATCCCAGAAAGCCCAAGTGCAGCGCCGACAACCGGCAAGAAAAAAGAAGTGCTCCCGGAGTAAGCCATGACCAAGTACGGTTTGACAGACTTAGAGAGAGGTAAATACTTCCCGGGTGGAACCGAGAGTCTGTCAACCGTTCGAGTCGGTCCAGATAGATATTCAACCCTTCCAGCCGAGAACTATGTTTATCAAGTGACTTACCTCGAAAGCCCAACCTCTACGATCGATCAAAACATAAACGGCTCTGTTACATCGGTCGATTTCAAGTTTTCGCCGTCATCGACTCAGTACGTCAAGCAGTTAACTTTTTCCGTTGTCGGCCTTAATATGGCTTCGATCTTGGATTACTTTAATATCTCAGGTGGGCTTACCAATGGGATAAAGTTCCTGACTAAAGAGGGCGTGGTCGAGAGAGAGATTTTCAATGTAAAAAAGACAATTGAACTATCCCATGCGAGCACTCAAGGAATTTTGAATAACTATATCCAGGGAAACGCCAGCGAGGATATTTTCATAGCTGACATGGTTTTTCCTTTCGAATCAGTCTTCGGTCCTAACCGGGAAATCATAATCAGAATACGCGACAATCTTTCCAGCATTCGTTATCAAAGAGCGACAGTCATACACCGCGAGGTGATCGCATGACAGCTGTATTCCCGAGCAGAAAATTCATTACGAATGCTGGATCAAAGAATATGGCCGTCAATGGATCGGTGACTCCGGTTGTCTTTGGATATGCACCACCTCCAACAACGCTTTTTACGGTTGGGGAATTGATTCTAAACGCCACTGGTACTGGAACAATATCCCAGCCATTGTCCGAGTTTTGGAATTTCTCAGCGCTAGCGAATGGTCTTTCAATAGAGTTTATGATCAATGGAGTCATGGTTGCTGAGAGTGGAATTATAAAAAACAATTTTGATATGATCCAATACGTTGGTGCTGAGTTCTTAGGTAAAGTCCTAGGAACTAGGAATGTAGTTAGAGGCGGTTTCGACTTCATACCTCATTTCACTTTGAACGGTGATCGAGGCGATTATTTCAGGGTCATAGTGAATGACAATCTAGCTTTTGGTGGCCATATTGAACAGATGACAATATCAATGCGTGGTTCATTCATAGCGCTTTAGTGAAAAGGTAAACCGATGCAATCGAACCTCGATCAAAGAATATTCTATTACAATGCAGCGGGGACATCGTTCACCGATCTAACTGTTTCGCTTAATGAATGGAACAACGGAAAGACGGTAACGCTTACAATGCAGCCGGCCGATTTTCTTTATATCGCCTGCTTTTTGCCATTCAATCACAAGTATTTTCGCTTTTACACGCCATCGACAACGCTCAAAACGCCGAAGGTGGAAATCCTGAACGCGCCGAGTGAGTGGAGTCAAGTTGTCGACCAACTCGACTATACCAATGGCATGCAAGCATCGGGCGTTGTCCAGTTCACGCCGAATTGGGATAAAAACTGGGGACTGGTATCGCGGAGCAATACCGATATCACAGGTTTTTCATCGGGCCCGGTTGTCTATGGCGCTTACTGGCTTAGGATTTCCTTCGCATCGGCCGCAACGTTTACATTGGAATATGTAGGCCAAAAATTCTCATCCGATAATGACCTGTATCAAGAGTATCCAATCCTTCAAAGTCCGACTATTCTGGCTGGATGGAAATCAGGCAAAACGTCTTGGGACGATCAGCATCTACTGGCCGCGAACTACATTAGCAAAACGCTTGTGCAGCGCGGCCTGATTTTCACCAACAACCAAATTCTCGACATCGCCACGTTGCGAAGTCCAGCCGTTCACAAGGCGGCTCACATTATTTTCTCGGGTCTCGGTGCTCGAAACTATGCTGAGGAAATCAAACTCGCCGCCGAAGCCTTCGATAAGGCTATGACCCAAGACAAATTCCAGGTCGACACGAACGCGAACGCACGAAAAGACCGCGCCGAAGTTGTGCTCAATACGACATCGAGGGCCAGCCGATGAGCAAGGTAACCGATATTCGCTCACAGTTGAATACCCTCATTGATACAATCTTGCCAGATTATGTGAAGCTGTCGGACAGCTATGAAACTCCCGACAATGCCAACGTCATCCTAGAAAAAGGCTTTTCGATCGGCTATGGCCCATCGGAAAACACCACAGACGATTGGTGCAACGGAACACTTAGGCAACGCCGACAATTTCAGATCATTTTAACAAACATTTACACGCCGAGCCTTGACCCGGAATATCGTGAAACACTCGAAAACTCACTGCTTGACGATGAGTTCGCGCTTATCGGAGCAATTGAGCGTGACGTGACATTAGGCGGGGAAGCGATTTCCTCGCGGTTTTCATTTGATAACGGCCTTGAGTATCTCATCGACGATCGAAAGCAGTTCATCATTATCGTGATCACGGTCACGATTGACTATGAGGAGTCAACCTAATGGCATTCGCTACACGTTCCAGTGTTTTTTGTTTCGTTCCAGAGGTCACTGAGGGAACTCCTGAGGACCCCGTTGCAGGTGATTTCACCGTTGTCCGCGAAGGCGCAAGTTTTTCGGGTGCTGTTAACACCGTCACTTCAGACGAACTACGAAATTCTATTGGTGCATCAAAATCATTTGTGACCTCACAAGCACCGACCGCAAGTATCCCCAAGTACCTTAAGCCGAGTGGAAGCGAAGGCGTTGCGCCTGATTATTCCATTCTCATTGAGTCATGCTTGGGCGCGGTCGACGTGAACACAACCGAATATACAACCACGGCCGGAAGCACAGCGGGGACAACCTCGGCCCGCGCAAATCTTAAGGTGACAGCGGGCGTTGAGGCGAACTTTCAAAAGGGCCAAGCCGTTTTGATCAAGGACGCAACAAACAACTATGCCGTGCGCAACGTGATGAATGGAATCACGAGCACAAACCTTCCGCTTTCGTTCAATTTGGGCGTTGCACCTGCAACGGGAATCGGCCTTGGTAAGGCGGTTCTCTATTTACCGAGCACTTCCCAGCCAACATATACAAGCCATATGTTCCAATCGGCCGCGTCAACTTCGGCTGTGCATCAAATGATTTCCGGCTGTCGCACCACGGCGATGAATGCGGAATTCAATGCGAACGAATTGGCAGCGGTGACGTTTGAAATCGGCGGAATTCAGTATTTCATAAACCCCATCGAAATCAGTTCTCTGAACAAATGGATCGATTTCACCGACTCGGTTGGAACCGTATCTTGCCAGCTGGCCCTAAAGTTTTATGCTACGCCTATCGACCTCGCGAACGAAATCGCGAGCAAGATGACCGCCGCTTCCGCGCCTTCCGGTGCCGATGTCATCACTTGCACTTGGTCGAACACCACTGGAAAATTCACGATCGCTTCCGATGGATCGGTCCTAAGCCTTTTGTGGAATACCGGAACGCACACAGCGAACTCGGCAAAGACAGCGCTTGGGTTCTCTAACTCCGACGATACAGGTTCACTCACATACACCTCGGACACGGCGCAAACTTATTACCCGGCCGTGACACCTGACTTCGATAGCCAGCCGCCGCAAGTCGTTCGCGACAATATGCTAGAACTTGGAAACTTTTCCGATTATCTGTGCGTAGGCGGTCAAGCCCTCACAATTTCGATTTCAACTCCCAAGACCGATGTCCCCAACTGGTGTGCCGAAACTGGCATTGACGAATCGGTTGTGCTGTCGCGCGAGGTCACTATTTCTGGAACTCTCAAGTTCCAAAAGCATGATATCCAGCGTTTTTATAACCTGATCAATAACGTGGAAACTCAGCTTGCCTTTGTTCACGGCCAAAAGATTGCCGGAAACTGGGTTCCTGGAACCATCGTTTCAATCTTTTGCCCAACTTGCTCGGTGACATCGAACACAATCGCGGACCAAGACGGCTACATCGTCGAGCAGTTCGAAGCCACGGCTTTTGTCGGCGATGACATGGAAGACATTTATCTAAATTTCCTTTGAACCAATCCGATATCGAGGAACTTATGGCCGACTTTATCAAGAAAATAGAACTCAAGGACGGCAACGGATGCATTTCGTATCGCGTGCCCAATGTCATTGAACAGCTTCGTTTCTTCAGTTCGTCTGGCTGGTATTCCGATGAATGCCAGTCGGACATTTACTTGCGAACTCTCAAAGCAATCGAAGCGGGCCGAGAATTCATCGTCAAGGTCGAGGGCCTTTACTCCTCAATCGACGAACTTTTGGATGACCGGGCCTACCTAGACACGTTTATCGAATTGGCTTGGGACCTAGCCGCCGCGAAATTGGGCGACAGCACAAAAAAGACTTAAGGCTTTGCGCCGTCAATATCGTCGCGAAACAGCCTTTTCTTGACGGTGTCGAGCCAGAAAACAAGGTATCGGTGATCCTCGCTGTGGAACTTTTGGAAGTGATACGGGGAACCGATCGGCTCAAGCTTTCAGGCCTCACGGCCAGGGATTTAACCGCGCGGGAATTTCAACTTGTGAGCTATCTAGCGTTGCAAATTGATACTTTAGGCGCAAAAGGAAAGGCAAGCCGTGGCTGACGCTACAATCAATATTGACGTAAAGGTGAGCCCACCCGATCCGCTCGGACAGCTTGTCAAGCAGACCAAGGAAGCGGAAACCGAAACGGGTTCACTGGCATCGGCCTTTGGGAAATTGGGCGCGGTCATCGCTGGCCTAGGCGCACTGAAGGGGACTTTCGATTTTGTCTTGGGCGCGACAAGGCAGATGGAGGACCTGACAACCCAGTTCATCGCCTTCACCGGCTCGGCCGAAGGCGCGGCGAACCAACTGGAAGCCTTATCTCAGTTTGCCTCTCAGTCCCCTTTCGAACTCGCAGAAATTGCCACGGCCAATAGAACGCTTTTGGCTTTTGGTTCCTCAACCAAGCAATCACTGGAACAGCTTCGGCAATTGGGCGAGGTAGCCGCCGCAACGGGGACTGACCTTTCGGAACTCGCGACGATCTTCGGACAGATTCAGGCGGAAGGGAAACTTACAGGCGAGCGGTTCAACCAACTTGTGGAACGCGGTGTCAATATCGGGCCTATCCTGGCCCAATCTCTCGGCGTTGCCCAATCCTCGCTCGTTAAGTTGAGGTCCGAAGGCAAGATAACAAGCGATGAAGTCGCAAAAGCCTTCCAAAAAATGACATCGGAAGGCGGTCAATTCTTTGGATCGACCGAACGCCTAAGCAAAACAATTTCTGGTTCGCTTTCCACCCTCAAAGACAACTTCACAATTCTGGCTTCGACCGTTGGTTCTAGCGCGGTCCCCGCTTTCACTTCCCTTGTGAATATCATTAGCAAGGCCGTGGAAGGGAACATTGCATACCTCAAAGAACAGCAAAAAATTGCCAATGAGAACGAAACGCAAAAGCGGATTCGGGCCATCGGCGTCGAGGTCGATACTCTAACCAAGCAGCTTGAGGACCTAAAAAAGTCTCAAGCGGCTGGGTTCTCGTTCTTCGGTGATGACCCGCTTAAGATTGCTTCCGATATTGACGTAGTGACAACTTCGATTCGTCAATTGAGCCTTGAGCGATTGCAGCTGGCCAAAAAGCAGGGATCGGCCGACCTCGCAAAGCAGGTGGAAGCCGACAACAAAGAAGCTGAGATAGCACAGCAAAAGGCCAATGAGAAAAAGCTGGCCCTCCTGCAAGAACAAGCGGCCAAAGAAAAGGAAGCGGCCGACAAGATCGCGACCGAACGCGCTACCAAGATTCAAGAGACCGAAGCCAATATTACGCAAATCGAACTGCAAGAGGAGGCCGTTCGGCAAGCGATCCGCGCCGAGCAAGCGGGCGCGAATAAACAGGCCGCACTGGATGCCTTGAACCAACGCGAAGCCGAACTGACCTCGGCAAAGCTGACAGCCGAAGCCACGCGAGCCGATTTACTCCTGCAATTTGATCAAGCGGAACTCCTTAGGGCCCAAGACAAGCAAAACAAACTCTCTGAAATTACCAAGGCCGGGGAAGCAAAGCGCCTTGCCGACATCAAGAAAGCCAAAGATGACGATCTAAACGTCAACAAGGGCACCACAGAGGCCCTCAAAAAGTTCGAGGAGCAATCATATACCCAAAGAGTGGACACCGCTCGAACGGGCCTTTCTGCGATTGCCAGCCTGCAAAAGTCTGGAAACCGTGATGCTTTCAACATTGGAAAGCGGGCCGCGCAAGCGCAAGTCCTCCTCGACATACCAAAGGCGGCCTTCGCGGCCTATACCTCGCTTATCGGCGTGCCCTTTGTCGGTCCAGTCCTCGCACCGCTCGCAGCGGCGGCGGCGGTCTTTGCCGGAACCCAGCAATTAAGGCAAATCGAAGCACAGCAACCACCCGGCTTCGCCGAAGGCGGTTTGGTTCCTGGAACCGGAAACAAAGACACGGTTCCGGCACTGCTTACGCCCGGTGAGGTTGTCGTTCCAAAGAAGAACTTCGCCGATTTGCAGCAAGGCATGGTTCAAGGTTCGATTGCCAGCGATCAAGTCATTCTATTGCAGCAAGGCAACGCCATCACCGGCAAGATTTTGGATGAGTTGACGTTCGGAACTGTAAACGAAAAGCTGACAATCATGATCAAGCTTTTAAATGACACGGTCGGAGGACTCGACAAGATCGCAGTAGCAGCGGCGGCGGCTAGTTCACCGGCCACAACCGAAGCAAACGTTGCTGAGATTCAGCAAAACCAACCAAGACCGAGCGGATATGGCTCGGACCCTGGAAGGCCGAAGGAAATAAAACGCTCTACACCACAGCAAACAGCGTGAGGTTATCTTGAGCAATATTAGGCTTAGGCGAAACGCCCGAATATCAGATAACAATCACCTCGATTCGGCCGTGATCACAGCGCCAGCAACGGTGGGCTTTCCTTTCAGCAACGCCCTCAACTTCAAGGCGAGGGGGAAAGTCTGGAAGCCAGGAACAAAGACTTTCACAATCCAGGCCGATTTGAATTCGAACAAGCAGTGTAGCTTTCTCGCGATCTTTGGTGAGTCGAACAAATATTTGAGCCTAAGCAATGAGGCCGTCATCACCGTGAAGGCAAACATGATCGACCTATTTACAGGCGGTGAGCCTTTCAGCAAATCGGTGACCGTCACCGACCTGGGCGCTTTTGTCGATTTGACCGACGATGACTATCCGACAGGACAGCAATATAGGTATTGGCAAATCACGGTCGAGGATGCACTTAACCCGATTGATATTGAAGTGAGCGCGATATTCCTAGGCGATCATATCGACTTTCAATTCAATGCAAAGCAGCAATTCCAATTCGATCGGCAGGACTTAACGCGAAGGGCCACGAGTGATTCAGGCGTTCAATATACCGTTCGAAAAAACCAATATAATACTTTTACTGCTATGGGTTTCAGCTATCTTGGCACTGATGACCGCCGAAAACTTCAATCGTCGATCGAGACGATAGGGCTTGCAACGCCATTTGTTTTTGTCTTGGACCCACTGCAAATCGCTTTCGAATTTGAATTCGGAACAATGCTTTCATATTTTGTCGATGTTCCCGTTCTAACTCAAGCTTACCTGAACAAATTCAATGTCGCCTTTGCCCTAAGGGAGGTGGTCTAATGGCGTTTCGTCAATACCCGGACAGCATAGCAGCGGTGCTTTCAACTGGTTCGCCTTACACAATCGATCTAGGTGAGGCAACGCCCGATGAAAACCAGCAATTGGAATTCTTTGGGGTTCAAATATTCAAGCGTGGCCTTCAACCCTTGGTTCGAATGCGAATCAATGCCTATGTATCGGACGTGCTGCAAGGCGTGAGTCAGGACGTGACTTGCCATGATATCGAGCGACTTTACTCGGCGACAGATAACTTTTATGGCTGGGTCCGCTTTGAATTTTCCCCGCGTTTCAACTTCAATTCGTCGGCTCCGACTCGATTTGAACTCGAACTCGAAAACTATACGTACGCGGCCGATGACTCTCTTTTCGTCGCGGCTATCCTCGATTGGCCTGTGACAATGGCTTATAACGCAAGCCCTGGTTCCGTGAACGCCGCGCCGATGGCTATTGAACTTTACGGAGCGATCTAATGAGTCAGCAAGTCACGGTCACGCCCTTAGCCGATATCACCTCGATCATGACGGGGACAACCGCGACTTGGGCTTGGGAAGTTGAAACCGTTTACGTATCGGGCGTTTCAACCGCTTTCACCTGGACCGATGGAGCGCTATCTATTCCGAGCTACACAACCGGAACGGTCCTAGTGGAGTTCACCCTATACCTACTCTATGACCTTCCGAGCCAGTTCCTTCCATCCGATCCGACCAATCCAGCTTCGCCCGTGGTCTATTGGGAAAACCGGCTATCGGCTTTCATTTCCTATGCGACCTCGATCAGGTCTTTTGAAACTGGCCTCACCGATATTTCTATTGGAAACATTTCCATTCAAATCGATGACGAATGGCTCCCATTGATCCAGCAAGTCCTCATCTTTTCCAATAGGATCATTCGGATTTATCGCGATGGCGTCATAGCGTTCAAAGGCGTATCGACACAGAGTTCTGTCAATGGGTATGTGATTCGGATAAACGTGCAAAAGAGAATCACAATCCTCGACAGCGAATGCTCGTGGGGTGACCCTGATTACCTCAACCGAATCGATCGGAGTTCGAGCAACGCGTACTATACCGGCGCAAATATCCCATCGGAGTATGATGGCTTTGCCATTCCCATGGTTTTTGGAAGTCTGACTCCATATGAAATCCAAAAGGACAGTGACGTTGACCTAGGGGAAGCCAATCCAGGTTTACTTGTCCTTCCGGCCTCATCACGGCGGCCGGCGCGTAGTTTGAACACCAACTCGGTTTGCCTTAGGGTCATCCCAACAAGCGCAAGCGGTGGGATTCTCGGAAGGATGCCAAACTTTCAATCGATTTCATCGGTCCCGATATCGGTGACGATGACAGGTAAAGGCGCTTTCACTTTCAGCAAAGCCGCGCAAGCTAACAACTCAGTGATCACGAGCAAAATGATACCCGGGGAAGTCGCTGTGATGGACCGGGTGACACCGGGAGCCCTTGCCGGGGTTCGCTATTATAACTTCACGGGAACAACTGGAAACTTTTTGCTCGGAGTCGACGAGCCCGCGCCGATTTCTTGGGCCCTTTATGACACTTTGAATAGCTGCGATGAGAACTTTCATGCATTCCCAAGTGAAATCCCAAGGGAAACCTGGACAGGCCTGACAATCCTATCGGGGACCTTTACGCCGGGCGGTCATAGGTTTTTGACTGTTTCCGGTTTGACTGGGATCGATTTGACCAAAACCGAACTTTACGTTGTGATAAGTAGCGTTGCGGGCGCGGTTGTCGCGGCCGAAGTCCTTCAGTTCGCACTTGAAAGCCATGGCTTTACGGTTGAGCCGACAAGCTTCGCACAGAGGGCCATCGATTTCCCTTTTACCACCTTCCAGCAAGCTGGCTTTGCCCAAAGAATTCCTACTCTCGGGGAATTCATTTCGGAAATAAACCGATCACTCATGATGGTTTTAGTTTTCCCGGCCTCAAACGACGAGCCTTATCTGATTTATATCAATCCCAACGCCGCGCCGGTTGGAACAATATCCGAATATCAAATTTCTGGCCTTGCTTGGTCGAGCGAATACCGCGATCAGGCTAAAAAGGTTTTGTTCAAACCAAAATATAACCTAAGCGATGACGCAAAAACCTATCTGTGGAGTGAGAGAACAGCTTCCCGCTCGGCTTTGCTTGGATCCGAAAAGACGATCGAGGTCCTTCACGTCCTCGATAACTTCACCGATCGATTCGAAGAGGTGACCGAAATTTATGGAAGCCCAACCACAACAATTTCTTTCACGCTGCTTGACGATGACGTCACACTAGAACTTGCCGACATGATTACAATCGATCATGCTCAGTTCCAGAACAAAATCCTAATCACAAAGATTGATTATTTGCCTATAGGCCGGGCGATCCAAGGGAGATACCTTTATGTCAACTAAGACGAGAAACCTAAGCAACATTGACGGCGCTAACGTCACCAATCCAACGGCGAACCAGTTCACTACAAACGGCCTTGAGGCTTTCGCGAATGACGCCGCTTTCGCCGCTCAATACACGCCTGTCGCTGGATCGATTTACTGGAACACCACTGAGAAGTGCTTAAGGGAATACAACGGGACCGCGTGGCAATACGATAAAACCTTGTTCTCAGTTCAAACAGACGCGGCGACAACGGGTTCGAACCAAGACATAAGCCCGAACACCGTGGACCAAGTGATCCGCTTTACGGTGGGCAATACCCTGGTTTCAGTGCGATCGATTTCGCCGACTAATCAGAAGCTTGTTTACCTCGTCAATGATCAGACGACCCAGTTTTTGACCGTTGTGAATCAATCGGCGGGCGCGACCGCTGCGAACAGGATTATCACTGGGACAAACACCGATCTTGCGATCGAACCGGGTCGAGTGATCGGCCTGATATATGACGAGGATGCCACAAGATGGCGGGTGATAAGCGGGGAAAAGCCAGCTGGCCGCCTTGAAGTTTTCGCGAATGACGCGGCCTATGCCACGGCTCACCCGGGGACACTCACGGCCGGCGCGATCTATTGGAATTCAACCTCGCTGCTTGTTCGTCAATACAATGGCACAGCTTGGCAAAACGATAAAACGAGCTACACAACCCAAACAGATTCGACAACTACGGGCGCGAACCAAGACATCACGCCGGGCGTCGATCAATTGATTCGCTTCACCCAAGGGTCACTGACTTCGATTCGGTCCATAAGCCCTGCAACGCAATCGGTGATCAGTTTCATAAATGGCCAGGCATCGCAGAATATCACGATCGTCAATGAATCGGCCGGCGCGACCGCTGCAAATCGGATCGTGACCGGAACTAATACCGATTTCACCCTCAAGCCCGGCGCGGCTGTGGGCTTTGTATATGACTCGGCTGGATCGCGTTGGAGACTTTCGAGCGGCGGCGGCGGTGGTGGACTTCAACCCGTAGTCAAAACCGCTAACTTTGCAGCGGAAGCCGGAAACAACTATTTGACCGATACCACAAGCGGAGCCATCGCTGTCACCCTTCCAAGCGGAGCCGATGGATCGACTTTAAGATTTGTCGATGCCACGGAAAAATGGGGAACGAATAACCTCACAATCACGCCAGCGAGCGGTCAAACAATCGATATGCTTGCGGCCAATGAGGCCCTGACTTGTGACGTGACGCGCGGCTGGGTCGAACTTTCATGGGATGGCACGCGGTGGGCTTTCAGTTCCCTTGCATCGACAACGGTGGGGGAAGCTTCGGCAAGTGCGCCTGGGATTGTGAGCACTGGAACACAGAGTTTTGCGGGGAATAAAACCTTTGTTGGAACGATCACACCTAGTGCTGGGATTGTTGGAATAACGAGCGGTGCTTCATTTGGTTCTGGTATTGTTGGTCAGGTTTTGACTTACAGCTTAGCAAGGGCATCTGGTTTTGCTCTTACAACGGCGACTTCACACAATATTGCAGCGGCCAACGGAACTCCTGCAGTAACACTAACTCCTGGTTTTTGGATTATATCATTTGCAGCTGGTTTTACAGGAGGCGCTGCAACTCAGGTGCAAAATTTGGATGTGGGCTTGTCATTGACTAATGCAGTGACTGGTAGCCCAACAGGAATAAATATGACTTATTCAACTACTGGTGAATATCGTATTTATCGAGGTTATCCAGCATCTTTTGCATCAATGGGGAATGGTGATTTGGAACTTTCTGCAACATATTTTTGTAATACAAGTTCTACAATTCCTCTTTATTATGTAGCTAACGCGATTTTTACAACTTCAACATTATCCGTTTACGGTTCGGTGACAGCATTCCGCATAGCCTAAAACCAATCCTTCGGAGTTTTCATATGGCATTGCTTTCGACCAAGACTGGTCTTCCAAGTTTCTCAGCTCAGGACAACGCAATCGTCAACTACTTCACCGACGGCGGTTTCGAACGCGGTTCGAACGGCGTGATACCTAGCGGATGGGTTCAATACAATGACGGCGCTGTCGCAGTTCCGGTGGACGGAACAGGCGGCGCGGCTGTCGCGCAAGTCACCATGCTATGCACAACTTCAAGTCCGATCCGTGGCACGCTGTCGGCTGTCATCTCAAAGGATGCAAACAATAGGCAAGGCGTTGGGTATTCATTCCCCTTTACGATTAGCAACGCAGATAAAGGCATCACAGCGGGCGTCAACTTTGAACTCGTGACGAGTGCAAACTATGTTTCAGGGGACATGGTTTTTTATATTTATGACGTGACTAACTCGACTCTAATCACTCCTCGCTCGGTATCGCTTCCAGCACTTCCGAGCTATGGGAAGTTCTTTTCTGACTACGGCCTGACAGCTGGAACGAGCTATCGTTTCATTTTGCATATTGCCACGACTTCGGCGCTGGCTTACACGGTGACGCTTGATACCATGGTGAATACGACAACGCGCGTGGCGGTTCCTGGTTCCATCGTTGGTGAGTGGCTGAGTTACACACCAACCGTAAGCGCTGGTTTCGGAACTGCTTCAAGTGTTCAGTTCTATTGGCGGCGGGTTGGCAGTTCGATGCAGGTATCGGGCTATTTTGTTTGTGGAACTGTAGCAGGTTCACTGGGTTCAATTCCATTACCTACCGGGTACACGCTAAACACTTCAGCGTTTCCCGGAAACAGAGGTCCTACGTTTGGACGAGCAGTCCGGTTAGTCAGTGTCTCAACAAATATTAACGACAACACAGGTGCAGGCCAAGAGGCATCTGTTACTTATGATTCTACAGTTGGGACATCGGCGGTCTTACTAACAGCGCGAACGTCTGGTTATGTTTATAACCAAATGAACGTTAACTCTTGGTTGGCCAACAGCGACGCAATAACCGTAGAATTTATTGTACCCATAGCCGAGTGGGCCGGTTCCGGCTCGAACTTCGGACCGGGCGCGAGTTTGGAATATGCAGCGGATGATGGAACATCTGATGTATTTGGTCCTAACGGAGCAGCAATTCCAACGATCACTCTTGGAACAGGAACTACACCAAGAGCGTTTACTTTTATATATCCACCACAGAGTTCTGATTTCTTCGTTTTAGAACTTCAACTTTCAGGAGTTACGACACAAAGTTGGATACCTGCAGATACTCGTTTCCCTTGGGTTCGCAGCGGATTGAATGACTACTATGGAATGACGTTTGAACACGGTGCCAGCAATTTGTTTACAGTTTACTTTGGTAATAGAGGAACGGAAGCATCAGCTGGATTTGGATCTAACGGTTCGCCATGGACTAATGCAGCTAGGTATAGACTTAGAAAAGCCAACCCATCCGCCCCCGTCGGCCAAGTCCTCGCATCGACCGATGGCCGAGAAGGGCTTTATAAAGCGGGACAAGCGCCGGGTATAATTTCAGGCGTCACTGTCGCGGCGGGATATATTGGGGAGACCATCGAACAAGGTAATAACACCTTTTTTACAACTTCTATAGCAAACATTTTTACCCAGACTCTTCAGCCAGGAAAGTGGAGAATAGCGGCCTATACAAGTGTTAATACAGGTGCTGGGCCAACTGGGTTCGTTTGGGGAATAAGCACGACATCAGTTACTTTCGATACAAATAACTACATGTTTGGTGCTCTCAATACAACCACAGGTCTAGGGTGCGCGACGAACGAGATTATCGTCAATGTTTCAACCGCTACTACTTATTACATTCTTGGTCAATCAACCGGAGCCACAATAAGTAGCTATCAAAGAAATCGTCTTATTTGCCAACGCATAGGCTAAAGAGGAAACAAAATGTCAAAAAAACCAAAGATCGAAAAGCCCAAGGTAAAAGAATCGACCGAGCCAAAGCCAAAGGAAAGCAAAGAGAAGAACAAGGCACCGAAAAAGAAAAAGTAATTTGATCATTCCGAAAAAATCCCCGGTTTACGCCGGGGAATTCCCGCGTTAACCCCACCGGCTTGCTTTTCTCTCAATTCTCAATAGATAATCGAAAGATTCTACTCCAATCAAACGTGGGTAATTTATGAAACTTTTAAGATTCATTCCCATATTCATGGCCTTAGGCTGTCAGCCAGCTGCTACGAAAACCGTTCAAGCGCCTTCCATTCCGCAATTGCCGGTTGAGGAACCGCCGCCTGTTCAACCGGGTAAGCCCGGCTTTGTTCGATTCGATGAAATCGAGCAATACGTGGACCGCGATATCAAAACACTGAACGCCGCCGACCGGCCTAAAACTCGATACCTCATCGGGTGTAATTTCCTCGACCAAGGCATCGATGACTTGTCTGATCATAAAGCGGGCGTAAACAAAGGCCTAAACATGATTTCGACCGAAAGATTGATCACAACCGCCGACACAATCGACGATTCGGGGTGCATATGGCGGATCAATATCGACGATATCGGAATGACCACAGAGGAATGGCAAAAGGTTGAGCGGAATAACGTGCTCCCATTTATCAGTGACTCGGTTCGCGGCCGAACAATTCGGGCGCTGGCAAACACAAACCAGCCATTGGTTTACGCTTCCAGCTTTTTTTTGACCGTGATGCAAGCCGACCAAGTCTCGATCGGAAACCAACTCTACTATGATTTGACCGAGCAACCTCTAAACGATACCGAGTTCGTCGCGAAGCTTGGAATAAACCTTCAGGGCGAGTTCAATGACGAGGGACCTGCTTGCGCGGGCGGTGGGCGTTCTCAAATCGCATTGGGCAAGCCAAGGCTCATTTGCATCCTCGACACGACAGCAGACGGCTTTCTGATGTTCACAGCAGATACGTCACTCGCGAAGAATGATTCCATCCTTCAAAATCCATTCTTGGGAGAGATGGCCGCCATACCTGGATCGGTGACACCCAAGATTTTCAAATTTGTGGCGAGGGAATGGATATTCTCGATGCCAAATGGACTTATGACAGGCTACAGGCTTAGCAACGCGGGTGGAACAGCCGAAGTCATAGCTCCGACCAACGTTGTCATTGACATCGAGCAAGCGGGCAAAGGCCTTCCACCTGACATCACGCTCGGAGCATGTTCGAACTGTCATCACCAAGAGGCAGGAATATTTTTCAAAGACGAAGTGTTCAACTCGGTTCGAAACAACGGAAACTTCAACACCGCCGAAAAGCAATTGGCCGAAGTCTTTTATCGCGCCGATAAGTTTCAAGCTAAGCGGACTGTGGCAAATCAAAACCATACTAGGGCGCTCAAGGAAATCGGCGTGAGCACGTTCAAAGAGGACCCATTGGTGACCAATATCATTCAACCCCTACGCGGTGAGCTAACGGCCGAAGATGTTGCGGGCTACCTTTTTATGGAAACCGATGACTTTAAGATTCGGCTCAATGGAACGAACCTCAGCAAAGTCTTGTTTGGCTCACTCATCGATGGCGGCGTGGTTCCATTGCAAGATTTCGTTAGAGGCTTTGGGGCATTGAAGGATGAGTTAATCCTTTTCAGAGATGAGGGACAGCTGTGAGAAGAATCCTTTCTTTGAGTTTTTTGATCATGACCTTGTCTTGTGGTGCTCCTGAGGCTGACAAGGAACCGACCGAGCCAGCACCACAGCCAACGCCTTCCCCCACGCCCGGGGGAAGGACTAGCTTTGCCGAAGCACAGTCAATCATGCAAAGCTATTGCGCCGAATGTCATGCGAACGCTGGGTTTATCAAAAGCGAAACAGCCTTGAAGGCCAGCACGGCAAAAGCCAGGGTCCAGAACGCGACAATGCCGCCGCCTTATGCGGATCAAATGTCAGCGGCCGATCGCGGGAAGTTCCTGAATTTTTTTTGAGAATAGAGTGAATTAAGATGAGCACCAAATTTCTCGACACTAAAGACTATGTTCCTGGAACTTCGCCTTTGCGAAGATCGATCACCGTCATGTTTGATCGGGTGATATCGCGGAAAGATTCGTTTGATTTTTATTTGGGAAAGAAGTTTGTCTGCACGATGAACAAAGACAACTTCGATTTTCGGCAAGCAGATTTTTTCGAGGGCATAAGCGATCCTATGTGAATTGGGTCGAGAGCGTTTAATGAGTACCTCCTTGAAGTGGGAAAGAGTGAGCAGAGGGCGCGGCAAGATTCTTGCAGCGTCCTTTTTCATACGCACTAAAACCTGTGGGAGGACAGATGGAAAAAGAACTGCTTATGCAGCTCGAAAAGCTCAGCCCTATTACGCTTGTACTGATTTTAGGTATCTTCGCGATATTAAAACTTCCACGATATTCGCTCGCAAAAATGAAACTAGAACACGACGAAAAAGAAAAGATCTTAGTTCATCTCAATGAACAGGTAGACAAGCTAACAATCCAGCTTGATCAAATGAAAAAGGAACTCTTGGATTACCGCAAAAGGTTTTTCAAGCTAGAGGATGATTACGCTCAATTGAAAAATGAATATGAGGAGTTGAAAGGAGAACTTGAAAAACATGAGAAAGAAACTAAGCGCTAACTTTTTCGAGGATGAGTTCTTTTCCCCTGACACCAAGACAGCAAAGATGGAACCGGAATTCATTTATAAACTGCAAAAGCTTCGCAACGTGGTTGACGTGAATTTCGTGATTTCATCTGGATATAGAACGGAAGCTTACAACGCCATCTTGGGCGGTGCGAGTGAGAGTTATCATTGCAAGGGTATTGCGGCCGACATCGATCACCAAGGATGGAACGGGGAAATCAAATTTAAGTTTGTTTCAGCCGCTTCGGCGCTTGGGTTCTCGATCGGAATTTATGACAAGCATTTCCATGTGGACACTCGGCTAGGTCCTAAAATCCTCTGGATAGGCAAAAGCAAATCTATGAAAGCTTAGGCTTTTCCGAAACCGGCGTGAGGATAGAAGGCAATAGCCTTTCACTTAGTTTTTTTCTCAAAAAATCCATGTCTAAAATTGCAGAATCAGCTTTTTTCTTTTGCATTTTGACGCCTTCCTATGCTCAAATGATCAAATTAAATTCAACCCAGTTCAATTTTAAGCGAAGGTATTAACTGATGTTAAAGCACATTTTTGGGACTTTTTCCATTGCTGTTTTGCTAGGCAGTACGCCGATTCTCGCGGCTGGCAAGTGTGAATTCTTTGCAAAGGCATCGGTCGGTGTTTTGGAATTCACCGGAACAGGATGCACGGTCGAAGGAAAGCCAAAGATCGAAGGCGGGAAAGTGTCCGGGGAATTCACGGTTGACCTGACAAAACTCGATGCTGGGGTTCGGTCGGAGCATATGCATGACAAGTATCTTGAGACCAAGAAATTCCCTAAGGCAATCTTAAAACTCGATCCAATGCCAGAATCGGGCGGTGCTTTTACGGGAAAGCTAACACTCCACGGTATCGAAAAATCCGTTTCAGGAAACGCCGAGAAGTCGGCCAGCGGTTTCTCGTTCAAATTCGAAGTAAACACACCGGATTTTGGAATCGCCGAAGCATCCTATAAGGGAATAACCATTGCGAAAACTGTCGCTATTTCTGGCTCTATTGATAAGTGATATCGGTTTGGGTTATCCTCAGACAATAGTCCACGGATATCAGACGTGTGTGACCTGTCATGCATCCATTGACGGCGGTGACACACTGAATAACTACGGGCGCGCGATGACTGAAGAATTCATGGCTACCTTCGCACGCGAGGGGGAAGCTAGAGAGTTCTTCGGCCTAGCCGAATCAGACGCGATTGACCTTGGTTTAGAGTATCGAAACCTAAAGGTGACCGATGCAAAAACTGGCAAGTCTGATCAGTTCCCTATGTATTCGGTTGGGCAATTGGTGCTTAGACATGCTGGCCTGTCTGTGCTTGCTAGTGTTGGATATTTTGGACGTGACCGGACTTATCAGACAAGACTTTGGTGGGTGAACTATAATGTCAGTGCTGACTCTCATCGTCTGGATTTTAAGCTCGGTTATTGGCTCCCTGTGGTTGGGATTGGCCTCAATAATCATGATCTTTCGATCAAAAAAGGACAGGGGTTCGGGCGCGGACAAGAAAGATTCATTTCCCAAGTGAGCTATGGCAATCGCTGGCTTGAGGGCAAGATCATGATGGCCCGAAAAGACATCGACATCGAAAAGGGCGAGGATAACTTTCCCTCCAACCGATCCGAATCACCTGAGGAAATCCTAGGACAACTCCTTTTCAGACGCATCGAGGGCTTTGAGTTCGGCCTACACGGTCGGCAAACCGATGGAAAAAATTCTCTGCAAGGATTCTCGACCCGCCTAGCAAAAAAGAAAGCCTACATTTTCCTTCAACAAGACTTCGATCCGCTCAAACAGGTCCGCGCGAGCTATGGCCGTGGCGGGTTCTTTCTGATCAGAGGGCTTGACCTTTACTATGAGGTCGATCGCCTTGAGACCAAAACCACGGCAACGGACACAAGAACTTTGGGGTTCAACTGGATGCTAAGGCCACGCTTTGAATATGAAGGGAGCTACGCCCAATGGCGCGAGGGATCGGCTTACCAGACGAGTTTGAAGGTCTGGCTGTAAAAGATTTTGTGTCCGAGAAGTTTTTGCAGAATCAAATGATCGAGTATCTAAACGAAGAGACTTCAGGGCTATTCTGGCAAAATGACAGTATAGGCATCAAAGGCCGCAAGCGGCAAAACAAGTATCGGCCTAACGGCGTGCCTGATATTCTTGGGTGCCTTGACGGGAGGCTCGTTGGGATTGAGGTAAAAGCGCCGAAAGGCAAAATGCTTCAATCCCAACTTGATTTTTCAAGCCGGCTGAAACAGGCGGGTGGTCTTTATTTTGTGGTTCGCTCGATGCAAGATCTAACGGAACTCATGAAAATTCATGGTTGGACATAGTTTCAAGATGTTCGATTTCATCATGGGACTAATGGAACTCATCAAAATTCATGGTTGGTCATAGTTTCACGCGGTTCGATTTCACCAGACAACTCCTGTTGGTCCTGATTTGCTTGCGCGAGTCGGGACCTTTCCCTTTCTACTTGCGCACTGGTAAGGGCCATCACAGCACCGGGCGCTGGCCTCACCTTGCCAGAGAGTTGGTGCGCGGCGACAAGGACCGTTTTAAGGCGGCCTTGTGATATCCATTTTCGAACCGTCTTTTCGCTTACTCCGATTATTCGGGCCGCGTCATTGATACTGAAATATTCCACCGTTCAAGCTTCCTTCGCTAGTGAACATTTATCGATCGGCGTGATTATAAAGCCCTCATCTGACTTGATTGGCTCAAGGTATGGGAAAATTTGATTCCCGACCGTGAGGTATTTTAGATATCCAATCACCGTTTTACTTTCGCCATGTAGTCTAACAGAGAGTTTTGTTCCTTCCTTCAGTTCCGCTGCAAGGGCTACCTCAGTCTTACTTTTCTGGAAATAGAAAACCGCGCAATCAATCTTCATTGCAGTCCCTCCTTTGGCTTTTTTCTATTCAGAATTGGCCCAACTTGGGCCTCATGCAAGGGAATATTAAAGCAAACTGTTTCAGCTAAGTTTTCGATTATGTCGGTGATATCTAATTGGTGAGCCTTACTGAATTCCATAAGCAGCATAGCAAAGACGGCGGTCACTCTCTCATGGGTCAATAGCTCGTAATTGAGTTCGACAAGCTTTCCTTGCCTATTGGCCTCAAAGATCGCATCGGTTGACACGCCCGATGCTATGACGCCGATATTGTAGAATACACCCGCTATTGCTTGCGGCTCGACCTCTAAAATATCGACGTGCTTGTCTTGCATTAGGGACCTCATTTTTTTGATTGGTCCCTTGGTTTTACTTGATTACAGGGAGGTTTTCACTCAAAAACTTTGTCGCATCCTTGAGAGTAGCTAGGTTCCATGAATTGATAACAGCCGTGCTTTGAATATTTAAAAGCTTCGTGACGGTTTCAGGGCCATGCGCTGCAACATAGTTTCGAATCAGAGCCAACTGATCGGCTTTGATTTTTGGGTCATCGGCTTTTACAGCCGGAACAGGCGCTTTTACGTTAGCAGCGGCTGGCCTTTGTTCGGGCTTTCTGTCCTCAGGCGCGGCGTCAATATCCTCGTCGGCGGTCAAATTTAAAAGCGCGGCGTAGGCATACCTTCGGCCGTAAGTGACTATGCTTCCCATGTCTTGAGCGGGAACCTTTGCGCGGCCAACGCTATCGAGAGGCATTGGAATGCTGGCACTTAGTTTTTCACCCGATGCATCGGAAAGAAAAGCGGTCACGATAAGCCAGGGCTTTTGGGCTATTTCGATTGCTTCGGTTGTGGTATGCACCGATAGGCCCTGGCTTTGAAGGCCTTCGGTGGTAGCTGAAACAATTTCATCAAGATCGGCGTATTTATAATTGTAAGCTTGCCGATTTTTCCCAAAAGGTCTGAAAAGTTTTCTGGCCTCAACTAGCTTTTGCACAATTGTAGTCATTTCACGCCCTCTTTTAAGACTGAGAATTTAGGGAAGGTGTTTATTTTGATTTCCGCGATTTCCTTCGCCATTGCGTTGCCATCGGCAAGGGCTTTTTGAATTGCGGTTTTATCCCATGAATATTCTGTGCGCACGAAATTACTGTAGTGTATGGCTTTCATGACATCGGGCTCCCCCATTTTGAGGTGAACCGAGCCTTTGCCTTTTTGCAGTGTCACGGCGTATTCATTGCCGGTGAACTTTTCAAAGCCTGTCGCATTCATCGCAAAAATAAGGTGTTCACGAATGCGTTTTATATTCGTCTGGATTGTTTTTTTTGCTGTGGAGTATTCTTTTTCGCGTGCCGAAAGATAGAATTCTTGCGCTTCCAGCTTATCTAGCAGGTATTTGTAGTTGTCGACCTTGACCTTTGCGCCATCCATAAGGTCAACTTGAGCCGAAAGGTCAATGTTTTCGGTAAGATCGTCAACCGCTTGCAGGGCAAGCAATAGCTGGTAAAGAGAATCAGGTTTTTTGTCTGAATCGGACATACTTCGCACCCTCATTTGAGAATGGAAATATGCCCTAAAACACCTCAAAAGGCAAGCAGGACATGGCCTAGCGGGGTTCGGATACCTTCACAATTTGGCCTTTTGCGATCCAACTCCCAGCACCGGCCGGCACCAAATTTTCGACCTCATAAACGGTCCCATGCTGTCTCATCCTCATAGGAAACCTCACCCAGCCGCCATGTTCACACCGTGCGCGTATCTTTTTGGTTTTCGGGTCATACACAATTCTAACTTGTGACATATGAAATCCTCGATATAAATCAGACAATCTCGGGGACCATATAAGCCGACGAATGCATTGATACAACTGATTTTTATGACAATGGGGAAAATTCCGACTCCGAAACGGAGCCGAAATTCTGATCAAAGAATTTTGATTTAGGTGAGATCGCGGGTAACCGTAGTTCGCTCGCTATCGGTCATCGATGCTGTGATTCGATCTTTGGTGTCAGCAATGTCTCTGAATTTGACCGTGGCAAGGCCGCCGCCTAGGTCAATAATGTCAGTTTTTCCAGCCGCGACAGCGACTAAAAGGCGTAATAGCTCGGCCGCCGAGTATCCTGATTCAATGACCTCTGTCCATGGATTGCCAGCACTTCCGGCACCGTTTAGCTTTTCCCCCATCGTTCCGGCCGTGTTGAAATCGGCCGCAATTGAGTTCCAAACCGCTTCGGCCAATCCTTCAGGCGACAAGGGAGTCGGTCCCCCGGCCGTGGCGATCATGAAAGCATCCGCTTCCATCGATACCGAAGGCGTGAGGACCAAAGTTCCGCTGGCACTCATGGAAAAAATCCCGCCGAGTGTGGAACTCAGAACCGATAGGGTCATCGATCCGCTTGCGATCATGTTTTGAAGTGTCGAAAGCAAAGCCGAGTTTACCGATAGGACCAAGGCACCGCTTGCGATCATTTCAGCTAAGAGGGACATCGTCGCATTCGTCGCGGTGATGACCATGGAACTCGAGCCAGACATTGGAAGGCCGGAAGTTAAGACAACCACGCCTTGGGTGATCGCGGCCGAACTTTCCGTGTAGCTCGAGATGCTTCCGGATCCCATTGGAAGCACAAACGAACTCGGCGCAAGGTGTCCGTTAGCATACCCTCCAAAGATGGCGGGGAATGCTCCGACAAATCGATTGCGAAACCCACCCTTGACGATGTTGCCGTATTCCCCAGCCAGTCCGCGCGACAGGCCGGGCACTTGGTATCGGTCTCGACCGTTGCGGACTAGCATGATTAGCTCCATCCAAATTCAAGTGACCCGAAAAAGTTTGACGTTGCGGCCGTTGCAGCGCCGGAAAAGTAAAGCCATACCAAACAAGCTCCGTCCTGAATTTGCGGAAGGCTTGGAATCTGGTTTAGAAAATCTCTTTCCGATGCGACAGAAACCGTTGTGAGAGGGATTGTCAAAAGCGGCTTAGCAAGAACAAGCGCGGCGGTTCCGGCTCCGGAAGCGGCCGAGAGAGTCAGTGTCTGGACTGATTTGATTCCAGTGTCACCGTTGGCCAAAGGCAAGAAAGGACCGTAGTTGTTCGCCGCTGTTCCGCTGTGCGTTATATGCGGCGTGATTGCAGAGGCGGTGCAAGCAACGGTCACGGGCAAAGTGCGGCCAGCGGTTGACGCGGTGTTCGTGTAGCTTAGCGCCACGTTGTGCGCTGTCGCGCCGGAAGTGGTGACGATGGAAAGGAACGCCCGCACGCCTTCGCCGTTCGTGTAGCGAAGCGTTGGAGTTCCTGTAAGCGTCTGGGCCGTGGCACTGTTCATCGAAATGCCAGGGTAATAGCCTTGCATGTCCACAAGCATAAGCTGTGCAGGAACGCCCGTTGCAACGCCCGTAATCGCCGAACCGTTCAACGCATGCTTGGTGTCTGTCGATACGTTTCCGCCGTGTCTCATTCCAAAGATTTGAGTTCCGTTCCCGGTCGACTCGTCGCAGGTTGTCCACGCTAAAGCAGTTCCCGCAAAGGCGTTCGCTACAGGTGAACCGGCCAAAGATGAGAACTCATACCAACGGCCAGCTGTGTATGCAGCCGCGCCCGTGATCTTGTTCCAGTCATTTCGGAAATATTTGCCGCCTGTAATTGACGCGACAAGGTCATCTATAGATGTGAACATTTTTTTACTCCGCGAATTTAAAGGTTAAACCTTTTTGAGTCTGTTTAGCTCTGCCATTCAAAATATTAGATATGGAATTTTTGTGTATATTGTGATGGGATGCTGCTTCAAATACAGACCCAAATAAATTACCTAAATTATCCGCTATTTTCTTTCTTTTCAAATATACTTCTTTACCAGTTTTTGATTTTGAAATCTTCTCTCTTGTAAATTCAGTCACAATTCTATTTTTATTAGACTCTATCAAGGACTGAATTACATGATTTGGTCTTTTTTTCCCAATCAACTTGTTGCCACCTATCCTTCCACCTCCTCTTTCTCTCGATGAATCACCGATGTTTTTTCGTGCTTTTTTAGTATGGGTATATCCATCAGACCCTTTGCCACCATTAGTCATGTTTGCTTCACAGTATCCAAGTGACTTGTAAAGTTTGATAAATTCTTTTTCCTTTTCAAAAGCATCATTTTCACTAAGATTTCGCACCATTATTTCCGCTTCAAAATCACTATTTTCTACTATTCCTTGCCATATTTTATTTCGTCTAAGCTTTGAAAAAGATCTTTTATTTCTGCCTTTTCCAACATAGAAAGGCGTATTGGTATCCAATCTAATGTGCCTGTAAACGTAATAACTCATATTTCCTTTCAAGAATTCACAAATAAAATTTCCCCGCGATAGCCGCCTGTCGCAGTTCCACCGCGCCCGATAATGAAATTCAGGCAAGCGCCTTCGATCACTTCCGGGGGATTTTGGCCGAATATTCCGAAGTTCTTTTCAACTGGGACCGTTGTCTCATAAATGGGGACAGTGAGGATTGGACGAACGATAGCAGCACAAATAAACCCACCGCCTGAACCACCCATGGTGACCGATTCAATCAATTGAACTCCCGTATCACTCCCGGCGAGCGGGAAAAAAGGCGTTGCCTGTCCAGCACCGCCGCCTGTTCCTACGCCCGTTGCGCAAACTCCGATCGCAGCACCTGGAATGATGTTATGAGTGGAAGTTCTTCCGCTAACGCCATCCTGGTTCGTATATTTGATCGTGATCGGCGCGGTTGTGGCCAAAGGTGATTGAACGATTAGGACAATTTTTCCAGACGAATAGCGGGGAATTGTTTCGAAGTTATCTAAAACTTGTTCGGCGGGGTCATCGGTATCAATCAAAGAATAAAATAGCAGGTAATCGAGCAAGTAAACTTGGTCTGGGGGACCGTTGGCAACGGTTGTTTGAATGAATTGGCAGGATAAAACATGCT